GGTCGTAAACAAAAGGTCACTAGGGGTGATGTGTTCTTTGGTGCCGAGTTTGGTGGTGGGACTAGAGGTTCTACAAATAAGACAATGGCAGGTGAATTGAAAAGCAGGTCTACAAAAGCAAGACCAGCAGGAGATGGATACAGGAAAGGTGGTGGCACAACTAACCAATTCTTACGCCATCGAGGACAGAAGGGTTACTTCTTCTGGCCTGCCGTGCGCAAACATAAGCAAGATATTGCTACAGAATATCTAAGTGCCATACAAGGCATTCTAGACAAATTGGCTAATAGTTGACTTTGGCTGTGGGTTCGCTACCCTGTAGTTAGGGAGGCGTTCAATGGTTGTCTATTTTGATTCGGTCAAGTCTGTTCAGCCGAAGCCGTTCGCCACGAATTGGGATGACCTCAAAGAACGCTTGATGCACCATGAGGAGAACGCACACAAGTCTGATGGTGCGTTGTGGTCACCTGTTGAGTATTACCCAGGTAGGACTCGCGGCAACACTGCGGTCAGATTCATTGAAGCGTTGGTCGTTGACATGGACGGCGAATCATTCGCCAACGCCAACCTTGATGGGTTTGAGTATCTTGCCTATTCTACGTATTCGCATCGACTAGACAACCCTCACTATCACCTAGTTTTGCCGCTGGCAGAGCATGTACCAGCAAGTTTGTGGAGAGTCGTGTGGGAAGAATTGCACGAAAGATTGAACCTTGATGGTGACCCTGCGACGAAAGACCCTGCGCGTATCTTCTATTTACCGCAACATTCTCCAGATCAACCTTGGGAGTTTCACGAACAATCAGGGAAGTTCATTGACACAAACTTTGAATATGAACTTGCACCCAACCCAACTCCAGCATCGCCACGTCAATCAGCGCAACCTCGACGCAAGCGCACTGTGCAAGTTGAGATGGATGATGCTTGGTGGGATGCAGCAGCACCAATGCCACAGTATGACGGTCTTGAAGGTAAAGCATTGTGGCAGGCAATGGCTAAAGATTTCCGTGTGTTGCATTCGGCATACCTAGAATCGTTGCGCTCGGCTTGTGAGGATGTCATCTAGAATTGCCGTATGGCTGGTGAACGCACATTTATAGTTCGATTCCTTGCCGATACAGCCAATGCTGTCAAAGGCATCAAAGGTGTCACCGGCGAACTTGGTGGGTTGAACAAATCAACTGGTGGAATCTTTGAATCTTTCAATGCGATCAGTCTTGCTGCGACAGCTGCGTTCGCAGGGTTGGGGGCTATGGCAACGAAGGCTGTTTCGGCAGCCATTGAAGATGCCAAAGAACAAGAGTTGCTTGCTCAAACTTTGCAGAAGGTCACTGGTGCAACAGATGATGTGATTCAAAAAAATGAAGACATGATCGCAGGGTTCGCCAGAACCACAACATTCAGCGATTCAATGTTGCGTCCAGCATTAGCAGCGTTGGTTCAGGGTTCTGGAAGTTTGGCTACAGCGCAAAGGGATATAACTCTTGCGATGGATATTGCTACGGCAACTCAAACCCCGTTGATTGATGTCGCCTCAGCCTTGGCCAAGGGATACAACGATCAGTTCAAAGCGTTGAAGGCGTTGTCGCCTTCTTTGAATGACAACATCAAAGCAGGTCAAAGTCTTGATCAGGTGTTCGCTGAGTTGAATGACAGGTTTGGTGGTGCTGCTGCTGCTGCTGCTGGTACCACTGCCGGTCAAATGGCGATTCTCAAGAATCAGATGGGTGAGTTATCTGAGTCCATTGGTAGTGCATTGGTTCCTATTCTTGAAACTTTGTTGCCATTATTTCAATCCGTTGCAGACTTCGCTATGCAACACAATACATTGTTTAAGTTTTTGGTTATCACTGTTAGTGGTTTAGCTAGTGCTTATCTTCTATACAATTTGGCTTTGAAGGCTGAACCGTTATATTTAGCAGCTGTCACTGCTGCTCAATATCTGTTGAATATCGCAATGACTGCCAACCCAATCGGGTTGTTCATCGTTGCTGTTGGCGCATTGAGTGTGGCATTCCTTTATCTGACAGACAATATGCAACCACTTATCAACGCATGGGATCATCTCGCTAATGGAATGGGTAGGTTATTGAATCTTATTCCAGGTGTAAATATCTCCTTGATTGATACAAGTGGATCAGTTGACAAAGTGAACACAGCCTTATATCCAATGCCTTCTACTTTGGAACAAACTGCTCAGGGTTGGCTTGATGTTGCCGGTGCTTGTGTTGAGTTTATGAAAGTTAGTCCACAAAAAATAATCTTTGATCAGGGTTATCGTTTGAACAAAATGGCTCAAGAGTTGTATGGTGCGACACTTAGTTATGGTGGTTTCACTCATGCTTCTGGTGGTGCAGCTAAGGCTGTGAAGACTGCTACTGAGAAGTTGAAGGAATATACGGATGCTCTAAAGTCAAGCAACTCTGCACAGAAAGCGTTCAAGAATGCGCAGGATGCTTCAATCAACGCTGGTAAGTCGTTGACGGCTGCAAACCAAAGTGTGACTGATGCTCAGGATGCGTTCAATGCTGCTGTGGCTGGATATGGTGCTGACTCTCCACAGGCTAGGAAGGCTTCGAAGGAGTTGGAGTTGGCTCAGCGTGGATTGGAGCGTGCTGGGTACAACGTGGAGGGTTCGTTGTTTGCGATTGCCAATGCTGAGGATGCGTTGAAGAAGGTTCGTGCTGATCCTGAGTCAACACCCCAGGCGATTCGTGAGGCTGAGATTTCGTTGGCTGAGGCGAAGTTGTCAAGTGCTGATGCTATTGATCAGCAGACTGAGGCGACTAACAGTTTGAAGACTGCAACTAATTTGTTGAGTGAAGCGGTCTCTGGTGCTTCTAGCAGTTCAGAGATATTCAAAACTTTGTCGGATGCTTTGACTACAGCAAAGGAGAGGCAAGCTGATGCGTCTAAGGCTGTGTCTGATGCGATTGACAATGAGACTGACGCATTGACTCGTTATGCAGAAGCGATTGCAAAGGTGGGTGAAACTCAGATCAAGTATCCAAAAGTGACGGCTGCGAATCCGATGGCTGGGTTTGCCAACTCTATTGCTTCAACGGTGACTGGCAACTCAACTGGTTTTAATCCAAATGGTGCTGGTGGGTTTAGCCCTATTATCAATGTCAATGCTGGATTGATTAGTGATCCAGCAACTCTTGCTTATGATTTAGATAATTTATTAAATAACTTTGCACGGCAGAACGGGAATACCTTCTACGGGATTACTCGCTAATGGCTAAGGCTACGAAGTGGGGTTCGACTTACAAGGTGTTGTTGGATGTCGGCTTCTTGGCTGATGCATTCACGTTGGATTCCAGCAAACTTGATGGCACCGATGTACTGGACGGTTCAACACAGTTTGTTGACATCACTGAGTATGTAACGAATATCAATATCAATCGTGGTCGTTCAACGCAGATAGAGAACTTTCCTTCGTCTAGTTGCACCATTGTTGCTGATGATCGTGCAGCTGCAAGATACTTTGATCCACTAAACACAGCATCAGAGTGGTATTCAGGTGGCACAGTAGGCATTGCACCTCGACGTAAGTTCCAGGTATATGGAGGTACAGCCGGAACCACAGCCATGTTTACAGGATTCGTTTATGACATGAACATTGACTATGCCGAACCGAACTTGTCAACAGCAACGATTGTGGCTACCGATGCACTCGGACAGCTTGGTCAAACCGTCCTGACCGCATTCAACCCATCATCACAACTCACATCGGCACGTGTGTCAGCAATCTTGGATCGACCAGAAGTTTCGTTCTCGACTGCGACTCGAAGTATTGAGACTGGGATTGCGACATGTGGAACGGTTGCGTATGAGGATGCGACGAATGTGTTGCAGGCGTTGCAGGATGTGGCGACGGCTGAGGGTGGGCGTTTGTTTGTTGATCGTTCTGGGTTGTTGAACTTTGATGCTCGGATTTCTGTGTCGTTTGGTACGGCTGTGGCTTCGTTTGGTGGTACGGCTGGGTTGCCGATTCAGTCTTTGTCAAATGTGTATGGGGCTGAGACGGTGTTGAATCGTGTGGCTGTGCAGATTGATGGTGGTACGGCTTCTAGTGTTGCGAATGGTACTGCGTCTCAGACTGCGTATGGGATTAAAACTTTGTCGTTG